TTAATGCTCACAATAACTCACTCACTCAATTTATTATTATGTTTCAAATGTTCGTATCAGTTCCTAAAAGATCATCAACTTTCTTAAAGGATGTTAAAGTAGATCTAGCCAACGGAAAAGCCGTAGCATACTTTGAGGATGGCTCAGTATATGGCTATCGTTATGTATCAAAGCGAGCAATAGCAAATATACTATTCAATCCTTCAGTTAGTCTTGGCTTCTGGTGTAATCGTAACTTGTTTCAATCTTCACGAGCTGTTGAGGATTGGCGAGTAATACCACAGCCAAAGAAGAAAGTCGTTGAACTTCCACACTTTATTTAATTATGATGAACACATACCAAATGTACCTAGGCTTAACACGTCCAGATAATGAGATCATTACTACTGAACAGTTTAACGCCTATACTAAAGAAGTCCTTGACACATTATTCGACGGCTACACCATAAGTGATGCTGTTGGAAATTGGAAAGGCGAAAGGGAACAAACTAAGATTGTTTCCGTATGTACTGAGTATAAAAACCTAGTACAAAAAGCTGCTAACCTTTATAAGGAATTCTTTGAGCAAGATGCTGTTGCAATTTCCACACTTCCTGCACTTGAGATGGTTTAAACGCCATCTCTATTCCTTATTGATAATGATTCTCAATTTCACAATAACCTATCACAATAACTAGGTTTCACAATAACGCCACACATCAAGGACGCAACTAATGAATGACTCAATTATTGAACAGATTTATGCTGAAAAGTATAATACAACAACAACAAGTCGCAAAGACATTGGTGATGTCTATGTTGATGGAGTACCTATTAACATTAAGTCTAGTCATGTAGATAGAAATAATTATTCGCCTAACTTAATTAGTGCTGATAAATTATTTAATCATTTAAGCAATCCTTCTAATAATTTAGATTTTCTATTTGTTAGATATAATGATGATTCTATTATAAGTGAGAAGTTGGTAAAGGTTGAGCATATCTCATGGACGTGCTTAGATATTAGATGTCAAGGTAAAGGAGTTATCCAACTAAGCAAACCTTTAGTTATAGATAACAAGCAAACTAGAAAACAGTTTTTAAATGGTTTATCTAATGCTTATAAAATTTATATTACTAAAGAACGTAAAAAATTAAATTCATTAGAAACTAAATATTGTATCATTTGATACATTTTCACAATAACTTCACAATAACTGGAGTTCACAATAACCACGCCTTTCAAGGACGCAAATGAACAGCCACCAACTATTACGCATTTACCAAAGAGTCCGATCTCAAGGACGCAAACAAACACCAATACGCAAACGGAGGTTAAGTATTCTTAATGACTAAAACTCTTATCAAAGAATATGTTACAGATCATTACAAACATTTTGGATTTTATCCACATGATGTAGAAGTTAATGATATAATATATACATATCAACAATATTGGAGTATTATCAATGAGCATTAACAGTTACAACTTTGTTTCCAATATGCAATGTAACATTATAGATGTTATTAACACCATCAAAGAAGTACATCCTGATGTATGGAACGAACCTAAAGATAATGATGGCACATCAATTACTGTAGGAGATTGTTTAGATGATCTATCTCATGACATTGATCAACTGTATGCACACTTTAATTGTAAGGAGGCATCATGAATAAATATGAAGTTAGAATCACGCAAACTCACGTTGACTACTACCACATTGAAGCTTATGATGAAGCCGAAGCAAGAGCTTTAGTCCGTCAACACGCCATTGAAGGCGATGTCTTTATCAATGCGAAGAAAGTTGACACCATCAAACGTAGTCCTATCGTTGACTATGCATTAGAACTCACCCAAACAGGAGAAGTAACCTATGACCACTAAACCACTCTACTTACTCATCAAACTAGACGTTGATGGAGAAATAGTCTTTGACTACAAGGACGCAGAAAACTATGCGAAGAACTTCTGTAATAACATGGAGTTTGAGCTGATTGATCATTGCTTAGAAGAAGAAGAGAACAAGGATCTTTATATTGGTTGTGACTCTAAAGTTAAGGAAGAGGTATGGCCATGATCGTTTACTTTTTTATAATTCCATTTATTCTTTACTGTCTTTACATCTTGAGGGTGTATAATCCACATGATGAATAAGATGAAGTTGAAGTTTAATCATGAACGCTTTAACAAGGACATGAAGAGAGCGTTTACTTTACTTACAGTAATTACTAACTGCTTTATTATTTCAGGTGTTATTCATCATTGGAAACCTAGAGCTAAACCTATCTACAACTATACTGGCATTCACAATAACAAGGAGGCAAGGACGCATGAAGTATCACATACTCACACAATCAGGTAGAGACTTCATCATGGAGACAGATAAAGACGTCTACACTATTGCTTATGAAGCATACGAAGAAGCCTGTCTTATGGACGACTATTTAGTAAACATTATTCCTATTTGCGATGTCTAAACGAAAGTATTACCCGAACAAATGGAAGCAAGTTAACGCTATTCCATCCGAACACTTTGAATCCATAGATTTTATAGATCTCATGGACTGGAAAATGGGAGGTTATGAATTGCCAGAGGGTGTAGTGTGTCTCGTAAGAGATCGTAACCTTAAAACAAACAAAGTAAGTGAATATACTTACATGCAAATGTCTGCGGCTAAACGTAGGACAAACAAACTCATAAAGCAAGGAGACAGCGAGATTACTATATGTACTCACTCTCAAGTTGCACACATTGATGCCACCAACTTATAGGAGAACACATGAAAGAATCATTCAAGGACGTATACACATACGCTAGTCAAGCACTAGATATGTTAGAACGTGAGAAGGATATTAATCCTAACTACAAAGAAATTCAAAAACTACTAACCGACCAAGTAAACGAAGAACTACATGATGTCACCTACTCCACAGGATCTAATAAATGAACAGGTTGAACTGGAGAGATCCCAAGTAAGTCAGGGTCTCAAGCGTCTCAATGATAATACATTTAAACTTGAGGACAAGGACTACGCTTCAGCTTCAGTTTATGGTATTGCATCCATTGATACATTATTACCACTCATAGTTGAACGAATCACAATAACTAAGTTGCAAATACGTAAAGGCAAAAATGGAGTTGTGTTTAAAGAGATACATAAGTATCTAGTAGGTTTAGAGCCATTAGCTGCTGCTGCAATAGCTTGTAAGATTACATTCGATAAGGTGTTCAGCTTTAAAGAAGGTAGTAACTTTGCTGTTAACGTATGTGATTCTATTGGTCATGCTATTGAGAATGAGTGTCAAATGAGACACTATGAGACTAAAGTACCTGCTCTCTTATATACCTTAAAGGAAAATTATTGGCATAAATCTATAGGTACACAGCAAAAGCTAGTGGTAATCAAGACTTTGATGAATCGTTACAATGTAGCTAAATGGACACCATGGGGTAGAGCTATCCGTGTTAAGCTTGGAGGTTGGCTACTTGATTGTATCATGGAGACAAGTGGTTGGTTTGAACATCTGAACTTATTAGAAAATGGTCGTAGAATTAAATATGTAGTTCCTACTGCTCAATTCTTGGATATCAAGGACGAAGTGATGTCAAATGCCGAACTATTTGCACCATTAGCTTGGCCCATGCTAGTGCCACCAAGGGATTGGAGCAATGAGGAAGTCGGAGGTTACATTCTTAATGAGGTTATGACAGGACATGATTTTGTGAGAAGAGGTGATCACGGATGTATACAGGGAGAAACACCAATCAACTTTCTAAATAAGATACAGAAGGTTGCATATAAACTAAATCCATTTATAGTAAGTACTGCTGAGTTCTTACAAGAAAAAGAAATTAGTGTTGGAAAATTTCTACCTGTTGTTCATTATGATCTACCACCTAAACCTGTAGATATTGAAGAGAACAAAGAGTCTCGGAAAAACTATAGAAGAAAAGCTGCTGAGGTATTAAACACGCAAGCACAAGAAGTAAGAAGATCCTGTCGTACTCGTATGACTATGGAAACTGTAGCCAAATTCAAGGACAGAGATAGATTCTATATCCCTTGGTCTTTTGATTATAGAGGTAGAGCATATCCTATACCTGCATTTCTTACACCCCAAGATACTGACTTTGGAAAAAGTTTAATTAAGTTTGCGGATGAAGCAGAAGTTACACCTGAATCTCATAAATGGTTGGCGTTCCAAGTAGCTACTACTTATGGTCTAGACAAACACACATGGGATGAAAGACAGCAATGGGTCAAAGATAATATTTTCACAATAACTCAAGTAGCCAAGGACCCAATTGATAACTTAGGAGATTGGGAAGGTGCTGAAGAACCATGGCAGTTCTTAGCAGCTTGCGAAGAGTATTATCATTGCATCATAAAGAAAGATAGATTAACTACTGGTCTATGTGTAGCTACAGACGCTACATGTAGTGGTCTCCAGATCTTAGCCGGATTGGCTAGGGACAAGAGTACAGCACGTCTCGTTAATGTGTTACCTTCTGATAGACCACAAGACGCATATAAGGCGGTAGCTGACGAAGCTATACTTGCTTGTCCTAAAATATGGCAAAACCATATAGATAGGAAGGTAGCCAAAAGGCTAGTTATGACTATACCTTATAATGCAAAGTTCCAAAGTAATTGGCGTTATACTCATGCTGCTTTATGTACTAAAGAGTTTGCTATTACAAATTTTAAGACAGCTAAGGGTAAAAACTTAGATATACCTAAAGATGATATAACTCAAATTACTCATGCGTTACGGGATTCTACACATAAAATATTTCCCGGTCCAATGGCCGTTATGAAATGGATTGAAGATGAAGTAGCAAAAGCCATTAAACGTGGACCTCATACGTGGATTAACTATCCTACTAAGAAAAACCCACAAAATAAAAGATGGCGACCTGTTGAGACTAACTTAAAATGGACTACACCTTCTGGTTTTGTAGTAGTTCAACGTTTGATGAAGCAAAAAACCCAAACGATACAACTTCAACTATTAGGACGATGTGAGTTGAGGGTAACAACAGGAGAGGACGAGGAAGTAGATATTAGTAGGCATAAAGCAGCAACTGCTCCTAACCTTATTCACTCCCTAGATGCTTCACTTCTACACCTCAGCGTTAAACGATTTAATGAACCTATTACATTAATACATGATTCAGTACTATGTAGAGCTACTGATATGTCTTTACTGTCTACTATAGTCAGGGAGACCTATATGCACATGTTTGCTGATCATGATTATCTTACTGACTTCGCTCAACAAATTGGAGCGGAGACTGAACCACCGATTACTGATTCAAAGTCTAGCAATTATTTAGAACCACAATCCGTAATTGATTCCACTTATTTTTTCTGCTAATGGCAAGAACTATTCACAAAACTGAAAACCCTGTAACCCTTGAGGGATTCCAAGCAATACTAGCACCTAGTAAGTTTGGCTATTCACTCTCGGCTGTAGTTGATACTAAAGTTATCGACAAATTAGAAAATGAGCGATCTGAAGTCCTTAAGTGGGCAGAGTCTAAGCTCAAGAACCCTAAACGTTCCACGCTCAAGCCTGAGCCATGGGAAGAAGTAGCAGATGGTAAATATAAAATCAAGTTCTCTTGGAATGAAGAGACTCGTCCTCCAGTAGTCGATACGGAGGGTACTCAAGTTACCGATACTAAAACACCTCTATATGCAGGATCTACTGTTAAGCTTGGCTTCTATCAAAAGCCTTATATCCTCCGAGATGGAGTTACCTATGGTAGTTCTCTTAAGTTGGTTGGTGTACAAGTTATCTCCGTAAAAGGTGAGGCAGGAGTAGACACAGGTGACATGGACGCAAACGAAGTAGCCGAGTTATTTGGTAAGTCTGCAGGATTTAAAGCAGCCGATCCTAATATAATACCTGATACTACACCTAGCTCAGTTGAAGATGACGAAGAAGACTTCTAAGTATAGATCTAAATTAGAGGAGAGACTAGCTACTCTCCTTACCACCCTTGGGATCTCATATGAATATGAATCTGAGAAAGTATCATACACAATTCAGCATCATTATACTCCTGACTTCGTGTTACCTAATCATACATATCTCGAAGCTAAAGGCTATTGGGATGCGGCAGACCGCAGGAAGATTTTGGCTGTAAAGAAAGATAATCCTGACATGGATTTACGTATGGTATTCCAAGCACCTTATAATACAATAAGTAAAAAGAGTAAGACTACTTATGCAATGTGGTGTGAGAAACATAACATTCCATGGACGTCTTACCATGACATACCACTCGATTGGTTAATATGACCGAAAATGAATTCGTAAGGCACATCCCTTGCGATAACTGTGGTTCATCAGATGCAAATTCCTTGTATTCTGATGGACACACTTACTGCTTCGTCTGTCATAACGTCACGGACGGAGATAAACCTAATCACATCTCT